AAAACAGGGTACAGGGTAGGGTATAGTGGCCTTCATACTATGGGTCTAAATATAAGGCTTATAAACAGTATCATTTATAACTTTATAAACAATAATCCTAAATGTTTTGATTACCTTACCCTACCTACTACTCTAATAATATTGTTGTAATTCAATCACTTAGCAATCCAGCGTACAGGGTACAGTGTACAGCTACGGGGATTTGAAGTTTATAAGGCCATTTTACAAGTAGCTTTATAAACCTTTGCAGTTTTGTGTACTTAGCCCAAAAAAGGGCAAATGCCACCCTGCCCTACCTTATGCCTACCTGTCAGTCACTCCACCTTGGCGGCTTAATCGCGCCATCCAGATCAATCACTGGCTCCCAGTTCAGGTCGTATATCTTCCTGCCATTGGTCTGTCGTGGTTCAACACCGTGCTCTGCAAGCACACGACTGGCCTCCTTGAAGTCTGGCATCCGAGGGTTAGCTATCCCAAGGTCTCTCAGTAACTGCGTCATCTGAACTGGTTTAGTGAGCTGGCTGTCGAACTTAACCTGCTGCAACAAAAGGTCTTCGACCGCGCTCTGGGTGCGCGACATCTCGTTACTGCCTTGTAGCAGCTCGCGCTGCTCCTCGTTAAGAAACCAGTGTTCCCCGGTATCAAACATGGTTTCCTTAACCTCTGCCCAAACCTGCTGCATGTCCAAACCATGCTGGTAATCAATAGCCGCAACCCGCACAACCCAAAACCTTCGGTTACCCGTCGAGTCCACCAAGAACTCACGTTCATTCACGCTGCCATAGAACGCAGTACGCCGCTGGTAGCGACTGAACGACCGATCATAGGGTAGGCGAAGTTCATCGGTAGACTTAGTCAAGAACGCCTTTAACTGGTCAATATCCGCACGTTTAAACGTACTGCCCAGCTCACCAAGCTCACAGATCCAGTGGCTAACGCACTGCTTTACACTGTCCTTGTCAGATGGGTTTAACGTAGCGCCTTCCAGTAACCACTCAGGGTCTGGGGCCAACGTCTTCATCCACCGGGTCTTACCCAGCGCCTGCTTGCCCACAAACACCAAGATACCCTCAAGGTTTGCGCCCTCATCGCCACAAGCCGCAGCAACACAGCCCAGCAGCCACTTCTTCATTAAAATCTCTTTGAGAGTGTTGTCCTCGGCCTCAATCGTATCGAGCAGTGCCTGTAACCTCGGCTCCTTGTCCCAAGGTCGCTCGGAAATCCACTCCTTCACCGGGTTATGCTCCCGCGCCAACAGCTTTAGGTTAAACCTGAGCCGCTCGTGCGGGACATCTAGCTGGATACAGCGGTCCTCCAGCTCAGTGATGCTGGCATCCTCCTCCAGATCCTTGATGAAGTTCATGTTGGGTATGTAGATGTCCATGCGCTTTTTGATGGTGTTGTACGCCACGTCTACATGGTTAACCATCAGGACACCCCGGTGATTCTCTTTGGTGTGCATGATCTTGCCAGTGCCGTCTTTGCCACCACGGGTAAAGTCAAACTCGGCAGGCACATTGACCTGCTGTAACACAGGCATGACCTCGCCCTCGACGACCCGTGCATGGTCGTTGTAATCACCCACGCTCTGGGGCATCAACACCTTTGCCTGTCCGCCAAGGGAGATTATTGACTGCGCCGCTCGTACTGCGTACTTCTCACCCGTCTTACTGTCATCAAAGTCTGCAATGATGACGTGCTCTGCCTCACTGTAGTGCTCAAACATAGCCCCAGCCACGGGCACCAAGTTGCCTGCGTCCACTGCGACAACCACCGGCTGACCCATGTTTGCGTAATAACTCGCGGCAGTGGCGTAGCCCTCGGCATAGTTTATGACCGGGGCATCCCCTAACTGGTCCCAGCCAATGACATAAAATCCGCCCTTCTTCCTACCGCCGCGCAGGAACCGCTTGTTGCCATCGTCGTCAATAAACTGGAGGGTTTGAATCGTGCGCTCTATGTTATGCAAGGGCATAACCAACGTGTCTTTGTGCTGGCGCAGGTCGTAACTTTTCACGCCTTTGCGACTTAGGTAGGGGTGATCTGATATCGGGTTACACTGATCCCAGATAGATTGTGCGCGTTTAGATGCCTTCAGGTACTCGACCTCAGCGGCCTGCCTATAAATTTCTTTGCTGCGCTCGATCTCCGCAACCTGTTCAGGCGTAAGCTTGTAATCCCCTGACGCAGAAGTGTTCCATGTCGCTGTGGGCTCTTCTGTACTTTGCCGATAATCGCCGCAGCGCCCGAAGGGGCTCTCCTGATTGAACCAGCATTGATACCAGCCGACCATCTTGCGCTGACCGTCTACGTCCATAAAAGCGCGTCCAACCTTACCGTCCTCGACCAACCCTTTTTTTGGGTCTGGCTCTAATCCATTGCCCTGCAAGAACGCTAAAAAATCATCTCTAGCAGATCCACTGAGTGGCCTGCTCATATCTTTTTTTTGTTGATTTCCTACTTTAAGTGCCATTTTCCATTTGCTTCGTTGTTTGGGATGTGTACACTACTACAACTTTTTGCACATATACAAGGAAAACGATATGGCTTTAACAGCAAGTGCTGGTGATAGCGGCGACTCTCAGTTTGAGACAGTTCCACCCGGATCTTACAAGGCGGTCTGCTATCGGTTAATCGATGCAGGTACTGCGGAAGAAGAGTATCAAGGTGAAACCAACAAACGCCACCAACTATACATCTTCTGGGAACTGCCCGAGATGAAAACTTCAGACGACAGGCCAATGAGTATTTTTGCAGGCTACACGTTGTCTTTAAATGAGCGCAGCAATTTGTTCAGGGACGTGTGTGCTTGGAGAAACGCACCGTTCACCGATGAAGAGAAAACTGACTTTGACCTTACATCTCTGCTCGGCAAAGGCTGCAAACTTAACGTGGTTTTAAATTCCAACGGAAACGCCAAGGTTGCGTCACTGAACGCGATGCCTACCGCCTTTGATGAAGATGAGAAGTTACGAAACCTGCCTACTCACAACGAGCAAGAGGTTTTTGACTTAGAAGAGTATGTAAAAGAGTTTAGTGGTGAGTCTAATGAAGCGTCTAAAAAGATGTGCGACATGGTTGAAGACCTACCACGGTTTCTTCAGTGGCGCATAAACGGTTGCGATGAGGCCGGGAAGGATCAAGTGCCACCATGCTTTGAGCTTGCGGCTGCAATGACCAAGGGTCAGAAGAAAGCCCCCGGAACTAAGAAAGATGATCCTAAAGCATCTGATGATTTTGAAGACGACATACCATTCTAAGGAGAAACTATGGGAACTTACTATAAAAGGAAATACAAGCCACGAGCGGGAACCAAACTTGATGAAGCTAGGTTGTACTTCATGGCGAACCCCGAAGCAACAGTTGACGATGCGGTGAATAATTTAAACGTGAGTAAGTCATACGCTCACAAAATTTACCGCCAGTATAGAAAAGCCTTCATCCAGCCGGTGCCCAGTAAGTGGGTCAGTGACTTACGGCAATCAAGCCGCTCAGTATCAGACGGCTCAACCGCCAGCTATTACACATTGCCTGATGGTGCGACTCAACTGCAAGACCTTATATCCCACAAGGATATGAACGCGCAGGTCGGTGAGATCTTCCGAGCGTGTTATCGGTACGGTGAGGCATCGCACAGCGACCAGTTGCGGGATGCGAACAAGATCATGTTCTACATCAAGTCAGAGGTGGAACGGCTGGAGAAGTTGACATGAAAACAACGCTTTCCTTTTTATTGGTCTTCAGCGTAGTGAGCTCAGGTGCTTGGGCATACCACAGTCATATGTGGACCAAGCTCACTGAAATCGATGGCTCCAACGGACAAACCGTGTGCCAGTGGAAGTGTGGAATTGGCAGTGACAAACACCACAAGACGACCAGTGGCTATGGCTACTGTCCACATCCGGGCTATTAGCATGGACTTTAAGGTAGGAATCTATGAAGACCTAGACTATCCAACTTATGCGTCGATACCAGCGTGGCGATCTCACGATCTGACAACGCTGATTAAAGACCCGTTTAGTTGGAAGCACAGCAAGGGCTTTACCGAGTCACCCGCACTTTTGGAGGGCCGTGTACAGCACACGGTCTTTCTGGAGCATCATAAGTTCCATGACGAGTTTGCCATTGATCCCGGCTTCGACCGCAGGACCAAGGTTGGCAAAGAAGAGTTTGCAGCGTGGCAGGAAGAGCTTGGCGACAAGACTCCGTGTACTCAAAAAATGTATGAAATCTGCATGGAGCGTCGTGAGTTGGTGTCTGATTACATTCCCAAGAATGAACACTCAGTCGAGCTTACGCTTTGCTTTGAGTGGCTTGGGCAACCATGTAAGGGCAAGTTAGATTGGTGGACCGGGACTGATATCTGGGACTACAAGAGTGCTCGTGATGCTTCACCGAGAGGCTTCAAGTCAGCGGTTAACTCTTACAAGTATTACCAGCAGGCAGCGTACTACTTGACGGCTGCACGTCAGTTAGACATGAGGGCTGATAAGTTTTACTTTTTGGCACAGGAAAAGGCTCACCCTTACCCTTACGCCGTGTACACCCTGAGTGACGAGGCGATTGAGTATGGTGCTGCCAAAAATGAACAGGCGCTGAAGATCGGACTGGACTGTCAACGTAAAAACGAATGGTTACCTTACAACCGTGATGGAGTGATCGAGTTTGGGATCGACGAACTTTACTAAGGAGGAGGCTAAACAAGAGCGGCAGTGGGCTGAGGATAAAAAGTACCACGCCGCACGGTCTGTTTGGATAAAACAAAGACATATGACCCCCAAGAGACGCATCACTTGGGCCAGATGGTTCGAGCGAATGTTCGGGGAACCACTAGAACAATACGCGCAGCGAATGGCTGATAAGAAGAGGAAATGAGTTTATTTTTAGAATCAATAAAAGTGCAGGAACGATTAGATTCCAACCCAAAACAACCAAGAGTGGTAGAGAGCCCCACCAAGAAGCCTGAGATAAGTGAGCAACTTGCTGGTGTAGTGTTACGGCACAGAAAGCGTGGGATGACCTACAAAGAAATTTCTAAAGACTTAAACCTTGCTTACCACACGGTTTACAATGTGTGTCGTAGGTCCAAACACGTCATGGATCAAGTAGAGCTAAATTAGACCAAGGGATTCCATCCCTGTTGCAGCGTTCCCGTCCGCTGGGTCGAAGGCGGGACTAACAAGACCAAGGGGGCACACCTATGCCTCCTGAAATGCGCGTTCCCGTCCGCGTGGTCGATGGCGGGGCTAATCAGTTCCTGTAGCTTAAAGAATAAAAGCGTCCTATTGGGAGATCGAGGTTCGAACCCTCGCAGGGACATCATTTAATAAGGAGTTAGGATGAACTTTAAAGAAGAAATTTATGAAAGCTGCCTGAGCATCGTGGATACCGCTAGGATTCTCAGAGAGCATCGCAACCTCGATATGGAGATAGCGGTTCAGATAGTAATAGCCGCTCGCAGAGAAGAGCAAAATGGAGGCTTATATCTTGAGGATGAGGACAGCTAGATGAAAGAGTTTTTTATGAAGATTTCAGCCACGAAAGAGGCGCAGGTCAGGGTCTATGGTGAGTCTGAACAGGCCGCTATCAAATCACTTACAAATGGTGGTGAGATGGATCTGCTGAGCATGTGGGGTGAGCCTCGCATTGAGGTCAATTACTGTCGGGAGGTTGTAGCTGACTTGTTTTTGGGCAAGTGACCGCGAGACTCTAACAAAGCCAGCAATTCAGCTTTTTTAGAACGAACTCGATCTTTGGCAGCTTGATAGTCAGCAAAAGAAGCTTTGCCTATGCACAAATAGTGTGCGTAATCTCTAGCAGCTTCAAGTTGTAGTCCTAGTTCGTATGCGTTATTTGTTGCCATCTTCTTATTCCTTCCTGTTGTGTATGGCCTTTATTATACAGAATCCCGTGTCGATGTATACACCTTTATACAAATAAATGTAAATAAATGTAAATAAATGCAAGCAACTATACGAGGCTTTCGTAGTTTTCTATCAAACGCTTCTTGTTGCGTAGCCAAAACACCAGCAGGTAGCGGTCACCGCTCTCAACCGCTAAGCCTCTGTGCAGGTTTGTGAAGGAAGGAAAGATCAGGGCATGGCCTGATGGTAGGGGGTTCAGCACCCCGTGATTGTGAAACTCAGTGCCGCCGCCCTTGTACTCGTCGGTATTTAGCGGAACCACCACGCTTATGTCGGCGCTCTCGTCGTGGTGCCAAGCACCCTTTTGCTTGTCCTTCGGATTGTAGTTGGCGATCTGAATGGTAGCCACGTCCCGACAGTCACGCTGCCAAATCGTGTTG